TGCCTTTAAACTCTCTAAACTGCGTAAATGAAAACCATCTTTGTTCTCAAAGAAGAGGTAATGACTATTGTTATACGCACTTGATATGCCATCACGACATAAACTATTGATTGCCTGAAATGGTCGTACATATGGGAATGTTATTTTCTGATTAGTCTTTGTTGGTTCAAACATAAAGTGCTTTTTAGACTTTAATTCATTACGCAAAATGTTTTCAACTGCGTCTTCAATCGGTCCTTCATATGACTTTGATAGTTTATTTAAACTGTTGTGATAGTTCTCTTGCGAGGTAAAATACATCTTGTAGAATTTTGCTCGTGGGTTCTTATCATCTACTTTTACATCATCAATCTTATAGATGTAGAAAGGATGCCCTTCGTCTTCTACTGCGTTATAACCTGATAAACCAGGTGATGAGAATTTAAGTTCTAGTCGTTCAAAACCTGTTAATGGGAATACTGTCGGTACATCTTGAGCGTCATACACAAAGATTGCGCCAGTAATACAATTCTGATATATGTCTTCAGTAAGTTCAATAACTTTTGTGATTGGTTTGATATCCATGACATAAGGTTTATTCTCTTCGCCATGTATTCTATAAGAGATTAGATTAACAGTGTCAAGGTTAAAATCACCTGCTTGCGTAAAGTCGTTTCGTTGTTCCATTTATCATTGCCTTGCTAATCGTTCAAACTCTTTTACAAATGCCTGTAAGAAGTTAGGTTGTAATAACATAATTTGTCTTCTACTGTCTTGTAGTCGTTGTTCATATTCATAGTTCGTAACAGGTCCGCCTAAAGGGTCATCACTATTACATTCTATAAGATAATCAAAATCACCAGGTCCGTTACTTGTTGTTCTACCTGATGTTTGTGGTTTCTCATAGTGATGTATGCCATTAGGATTGTCGTATTTTGCGTTCATATATCCTTCAAATGCAAGATTAGATAAAGGCCATTCGAAATATCTGTTTTGTATTTTATTTGTCATGAGTACAACCCAATAGTATTCAGGTGAACCATAGACTTTGTACGCAACATCTTCAGGTTTCTCGTTGTCTTGTACATCATACTTGTCAAGCAAAGATATATTATCTCTGATTTTGTCTTTAATCTTTATTCGTCTAAAGATATCAGGTATCAACTTCTCATTGCCGTTGCCCTCGACATCGTAAAACATTTTAGGAAATTTACTGAAATATCTCATTAGTAACCTTTAAATACTTTTTGTTTTGTCATGAATTCTAGTTCTTGGAATGACAATGTTAGTGTGTGCGTAACAGGTTGACCTGCTCTATCGCCTTCACTAAAGAAACTGTTTTGTTCACTCGGTCCATATGTTACATCTACATCTGTCAATACACATTTACTGATTTTATTAAAGTGATTGTTCTCTCTTTCTTTGTACATGTAATGGATTTCAAACTCTGACGGTGTAAAGAATATTCTGCCTAGTTTACCTTTGTCTAAACTTGGGTACATATGATATCTAAACAACTTAATAATCTGTTCGACTTTCTCTGCCTCTTGAGCGTTTCTAGGCCAGAATTGAAATGTATATGAGAAACTTCTAAATCCTGGTTTCTCAAAAAATATCTCTTCGTGTGGGTTAAATGCAAAACCACCTGCCTTACCAGCAAGTTTAAATGGGTCACCTGCATTTAGTCCTTGTAACAAGTCGCCTGCTTGTTGTTTTAGATAGTCGGCCGCCCCAACACCGACCCCTTTTAAAACTGCCTCAATCTGCCCTTTGGTACTCTTTGCGTCTTTAAACTCAGCACCTGCCATTGCAGCCGTACCAGCAAGATTAGTTTCCGTAGGGGCGGAATATTCAACCTTGTCTGTTACTTTAATGCCTGTTGGCATATACAATGCGATAGCACTTGACACTCTTGTATGTGTAGGAAATCTTGATAATACTGAGTTATCTGTTTTTACTTCTTTGATAGTATTTGTGCCTACTTTTCTTAATGATGATACAGTTGTTGAGCCGAAGTCTGTGCCATCTGATATCTGTACAGTGTCGTTGATGTTAAGACCAACTTCGTTTGCCATTTTAAAGTCTGTGCCTGTCTTGTCATGAGCATTTGCTAGAGAATAGAATATCATATAGTGGCCTAATTCTGTGCCACCTAATTCTTCTGGATACATTACTGCCTGAAAACCTAATGGGTCTCTTTTAAATGCCTCTTCAGGACTATCTGGCATTTCAAATGGCGATTTGTTAATAATACTCTGTGCAGCTTTACCTTGGTCACTTCCAACATTATTATTTGCACTATCTAGTATAGATGTAAATGAACCAGCGAGACCTTTTACATCACTGGCAACTTGATTTCCTAATTCTTTGATATGACTAGCAGCTCTTTTTAACATAGATAAATATCCTTGTAGTTATACAATATTTATATGAGTTATGAGAAAAAGTTATCAAGGATTATATAAACCTACCAACCCTAAAAAATATGTAGGTAATCACAATCAAATTGTTTATCGTTCTTTGTTAGAGAGACGGTTCATGAGATATTGCGACTTAAATCCTGATATCGTAGCATGGGCAAGTGAAGAGATTGCGATACCCTACACCTCACCTATCGACAATAGACGACATCGTTACTTTCCTGATTTTGTAATTAAGACTGTTACTGGTAGAAGAGTAATGATAGAAATAAAACCATCTCGTCAAGTTACGCAACCTAAAAGACCTAAGAAGAAAACTAAATCATATTTGCGTGAAAGTATGGAGTTCATAAAGAACCAAGCAAAGTGGAATGCAGCTAATCAATACTGTATTGACAATGATATTGAGTTTAAGATTATTACTGAGAAACAATTAGGCAATTACTAGATTTTACCTGCGTACAAAGCAATAAAGAATACTAATACACCTGCAATTAAAGAAATCAAGAGTATAACCAGAAACGCCTCTAATAAGTTGCGTCTAAATTCTCTTTTTCTATATACTTGTTCTTCTCGTTGTTTACGCAACTTTCGTCTTAATTCAATCATCTCATTATAAACAGGCATGCCATAAGTGTATTGTATTAACACTCGTAGGTCATTCTCTTGTTGTTTAATCTTTTCTTTATTGATAGTAATGTCAAGCGCCATTTGTTCTATACTGCCTTTCATTAACAGTTTAGAAACGCCACCTACATTATTTACTTCTGTTTCTGCATAATTAAAATCTGCAACTGCACCGTACCACTTAGAGAGTTGTTTTGTCATACTCTCTAAATCTTGACCGACACTTATGCCTTTTTTAATTAGATTGAATGCTGTTGTAGCAGTAGCTACTGCTGATACCGGGTCTAACATGTGAAAATCCTCTTTGACTATAATGATGTAATGATAATATAATCAGGAGTATTAACTAAATGCGTCAACCGTTCTGTGTTTGTCTGTATTTGTATCTAGGTCACCAACGACACTAGTATTTGCTTTTACGCTGTTGTCAACATTTGAATTGTTAACTGCGACTGCAACTGGTGGTGTGCCACCTTCTACATTAGCAGGTGGTGTTATCTTTTGTGCTTGTACTTTAGGCACTTTTGTTACAATAGCAGGACTTGCGCCTGACATTGCTTCATTTAACTCTGCCATATCATAACTTGCGTGTCTAGTGAAACCTTTTTCTAAGTCTGATATACTTTGCGTTAAGTTATTAATCGGCACCATATCTGTAAGAGTTTTAGGTGTACCGAAGATAAGTGTAGGTCTTTTGCCCTCTCTGTCTTTATTGAACATAAGAGTGTGTTCTAAGTTCAATGGTAGACCACGCAATCTTGCGTATTCATTAATTAAATCTTTTTCATCTTGTAACTGTTGAACAATACTTTTACTTTGTGATTTTTCTATATCTTTAGCAACTTCTTCAGAATTGTCTTTTGGTGTTTCTGCAATCTTGTCATCTAACATAATTTTCTTTTTTAAGAAATCAGGTAGAGGTAACATATCAATGAAACCGTTAACTGCACCTCTGATACTATCGCCGATAGATGAGAAGAAACTAATTACTGGTTCAAATAAAGTTACTACACCAGACTTAATCTTTGCTGGTATGCCCATGACAAAATCTTTTACTGTATTGTAAGCAGTAGAGAAGAAATCTACAATACTATCGCCGATTTGACCAATGAACCCGATAGCATTATTGATTGCATTTGTAATATATTCTGTTGTACTATTCCATGCGTCAACAAAGAAACCTACAATACTATCTTTTAGTGATACAAACCAATCACCGATAGCAGTAATTGTCTCTGTTACATATGTTACAATATTATTATATAATTCTTTAAAGAAATCGCCCACCATTGTTGCTAGTGGTGTTAAGATATTAATTACTGTATCTAACATTGCCCTAGGTATTGCTGTGATGAAATCAAAGAAACCACCAAAGATTTTCTTTAATCCACCGATGATATCACCATTGAACAACATAATAAATCCATCAATAATATCACCTAGTGCTGTAAATAGACCTGATAATGCATTACCAATGCCCTCTAGTAAGTTCTTGATTAAGAAATCACCTATTGTCTTAAAGAATTCCATTAGAGGTGCAAGTTTAGGTATAATCTCTTTAATCTTATCGATAGCAGGTGTAAGTGCTTTTACAATATCATCAAAGTAGTAATATGCTAGTGTAAAAGCACCTATTAATAGACCTAACGGTCCGACTTTACCAAATATTTTTAATAGTTTACCAGCAGGACCAAAGAATTTCATAATCGGTGCAAATATCTTTGTGATGAAACCTACACCTGGTAATGCTGTTAAGAACCCACCTAGTTTTTGTAGACCTGATACTTTATCTTCTATCTCAGGATTAGGTTCTGGTGTTTCTTGTTCTGGTGGTGGTAATGCAGCTACAGGTGTTTCTTTGCCTAGTTCAGTAGCCTGGTCTCTCGCTCTCATCTCACTTTCTTTTTGAAATGCTAACGATGTTTTGAATATGTCAACCATCTCACTAAGAAGTCTTACTTGTCTTAATGATAAGTCTCTTAGTTGTTCTAGTATCTGAGCAGGTCCCTCAGATTGCATAGGCGTAACAGCGGCTGCACCACCTGTTAAACTTCTGCCTACTACTTGTTGTTGACTTTCGACTACTGCTAATGCTGTTGACATTACTTAACCTATTTGTTTTTCTTACTTGAACCTGTATATAAACCGAACCAAGCTGCACCAGCACCAACAACGATACTGATTAACCCACTTTGTTCCATAGTAGGTGCTTGTAAGTTCATATACCAAATTACACATTTGTATAATAAAACAATATATACAGTTAAAAACAATCTTGGGAATATTCTCCAAGCGTCAACTGCTCTCGCCATGTGAATTACTTTTGCGTATGGATTTGGTCCCAAATCTTTTACGCTAGTATCTACTTCTAAATCAAGACTTACTTTCTTACTGATTTCTGTCTTATCAGCAGGTACTACAATTTTTTCTTCTGCCATATCCTATCGACCGGTTTTTGCCTGTCGCTCTCTCTGTTTATTTTTCTCGTTCTCTTCTTTGATATGATTAGTCAATAATGTAATATATATCTCCCTTTCCCAAGGCAACATATTTTCAAGTTCACTCAAAGAATATTTATGATGTTGCATTAAAGCAAAATTCACTTGAAAATAGTTTTCAAGGGTATCATGAGAAAGGGCTACCCGAAAAAATCTTGTAGGCCTGATAGCACTACTTTGGATTTAACTCCTGTTTTTGGGTTTTCAATCTCAATCTCATGTTGTAGTTTAGGCATACTCTCATAAAAGTCTTTCAACTTTTGAAATACAGAGCCGTCTAAATTTTCAATGAATTTCATCAAATCTTCTTTTGTATAGTCTTTTGCCTGAAAGACACTATCACCTTCGTAGATAGTCTCAATGCCGGCACCGATTACTTCAAAAAGAGTATCAGTTTTAGTGTTTTTATAATCCTTAGTTACATCAATAGAAGCAACTGTAGGGTATTTCATAATTACACCTAGTTTTCTACTCTCATCAATAACGATGTTGTTGTTATGTGCGTCATCGACTAATACATCGACTTTAGACAAATCAACCTCTGTTTCTACATAAGTCTTTTTGTCATCTGGACATAACACTTTGATTTTAGCGATTTCACCTACTGACTTAGACCTAATCTGTAAAAAGATATATTCTAAATCGAAAGTAGGACATTCATCAACATTGATAGTATTAAAGGTACATGCCGAAACAATCATCTTTAATGCTGTAATGATTTCTGATTGATTTTCGCTCTCTAGTGCCTGTAATAGCACTTTCTCTTCTTTTACAAGAAAAGGTCTGAATTTTACCTTTGTATCTTTTGATGGCAAAGTCAATTCATATTGTTGCGTTTCAATAACTGGTAATGTCATTATTTCTCCTCAATTATTATGTAAGTGGCGGGAATACTCTACCACCTGTAATCTTACCGATAGGTAAACTTCTCTTAGTAGTATTAAGTATGTCTCTGCCTGCTCGTCTTAGTTCAGGTGGTAATTTGTTTAATATGCCACCGAACAATCCGAAGTCTTTTGACGCCTTGATTGTGGGTACCTCACCACTGCTATTGCCGATAGTTGCGCCGTCTATCTCATCAGCAAGCAAATTACGCCAGTGTCTAAAGTTTAGTGTAACTGGTACATTCACTACACTATCGTTTGCCGAATAACTATATTCTATACTGCCTATAGTTTGTGGGTAAACTTCATATAGTCTGATTGCGTAAGTAATTCTGTCTCTGTCTGCGTTATTTGGCATTGAACCTAATTGATAGATATCCATTGTGCCAATATAACCATCGTAAAAATTCATATCGTGGGTTTCTATGTCAAATATTAGTTTTTGCCATTCTTCAAAAAAGTGTCTCTGTCTTAAATACTTGTCGCCAAAGAAGTTCATTTGAATATTGCCTGAATATGAATATGCGTAAGGCATTTCTCTTTTTGGTCCGTATGTGTTATAACCTGTAGTGTTAACATCTCTGTTAGGTAATGTTACAGTGTTACACATCATGGCAACATTTCTTGTCATCTCTGAAGATGTATATGTGTCTTTTGCCTCGTAAGCGTCTCCGAAAGGTGTATATGTTGTGCCTAAACTTTTTACGCCATATGAACCGAGTTGTTGTTTTTTAGGTGGGAATATTCTAACAAGATATCTATTAGGTCTAGCAAAACCCTCACCATCACCTATTGCAGCCATAAATCTGCCGATAGTTGTTTCTGGATTACCTGGTTTTCTTTTTAGTCTTGCGTCCCCAGCAACATTGTCTAATGACCTGTCTCTCGGTATACCAAGTCTAATGTCAAAA